CTCTTATCCATAACTTCTTGTGGTACAGGGTCGTAAACATATATTGAATAGCCTTTAGAGCCATACTTCTTCTCATAAGAAGTTACAGGTTTAACATACCCTTCCTTTGATTCCATATATTCTGGAGTCAATTCTCGTAGGATTTTTGCAATTTTATTATCTTTTACTGCCCATACCAATTCTCCATCTGCAAACTCCTCAGCAACGCATTGCTCGGGTAGCATTTGATACTTATGTTTATAGCACTTTGAGTGTTGTTCTTTAGAGAGTCTCTCTGGAATCCCCACTCTTTGTATAACTGCTTTAACAAAAGCATTGGAACGATATAGGCTTTCGGCTATAGTTGAGATATTATCTCCGTCTATATACATCTGAAGTACTTCTTCTATTTCATCTTTAGTAGCTCCAGTGCCTTTCTTTTGCTCTTTCCTTTTATTTTTATACTCCCACAACTCCAAATGGTCGTCAATGATTCTCTGAAGTCTGGTCGTGTTATACCTTATATTCAGAATCTCACAGGCTTCCTTTTTAGTTATAGGTTCGTCCTGATTTAGTAAGTCTACTACCTTTTGGATATTAGTAGAGCCTAACTTTTCGTATTCTTTTTGTCTTATTGACACTATTTACGCCTTATTTCAAATTTGTCTTTTACTAACCAAATAGGCGTCCATAATACTATTCCCCAAGCCACAACATTGAACATAAAATGTGCAATAGTAGCTGGTAAATTAAATAAAAATTCTATCATTTGTTTTCCTTAAAATAATTCGCCATCAAGTCCTATATGTTCTGTTCCATATAGCATAACAGCGTAGTGTATAATCTTTAATAAATCGTCTGGATTTTGTCCATTCTTTTTGCCATATCTTTGAGCGTATTTAATAATGTTTCCTATACAGAAACCAGTACCATGTTGACTATCGAAAATGAACTCAGTTGCCTGAATATTTCCTGAAGCGTAATGTTGTTGGTATGTTTTATCTATATATTCTTTTATAAATTCTAATGCTTTATCTTCATTAAATTTGTAATCTTTGAAATCCATTATTTCTCCGTTGTAAAGAAGCATACTTGAACTAATCTAGCATCTTCTTTGGTTTCTCCAAAACTAGCGTTTATGGGAGCATGCCAATAATTGGCAGGATAAATTACACACCTGTTATAAATATTACCAACATATGTGTGAATCTCCCAATCTTTATTTGGTTTATCCAACCAATTTCCTTTAAATGTCGCATTTCGGTCTATACTTAAATCTTTTGTTTTGTATATTTTCTTCGTTTTCTTACTACGGTATAATGCCGTTCCTGTATTTATATCTGCTTCAGGTTGTAGAAAACATACTGACGCCCATGCTTGACCATTTATTTTGTTTGTTGTTCTTTCTAAATACCCCGCACAATCGTGGTGTATCCAGTTTAAAAATTCTTTAACCCCTTTATATAATCCTATTGTAAATGCTGTATTACTATTCTTTGTAGGAAAATATATTATTCTTTTGCCTATTATGGCTTCATGTTTATTCTTAATAAACACCCTATTCTCATGAGAATAAGTCGAAAGTGTTCGGTCACCTGGAAAGAAAACTTTATCCCCTTTAACCCCTGGGTAGTAGAACATTTCTAATGCTTGTTCTCTTACTTCATCGGGATTGGGATAAAAGTCATCTATTATATGAATCATTTTTCGAGTTCTTCAATAACATCAAGTCCACCTTCTATTTTAGCAAGGTATTCTTTTTTCTCTGCTAATCTAGCTTCTAACATAGCGATTTCCTCACTATACTTTGTATGTTGAACTTTCAAGTTATTTTTTAGAACTCCTGTCTTTTCAATAGTTGCAGGTTTCGGTTCCATAACACCGAAAAATTCCTCAAATGATTTTTTATCTTCTTCCATATTCCTTTTGTAATTCTAGCCACGCTTCAAAGTGTTCGTCGCCCATTTCTTTTCTTTTTTCCATTAACCAATTATCATCTAATCTAGCTTCTTCGTTTCTAAACTTATCTTGTCTTTTGATTTTATCAACCATTTTGATACTATTTAGAATCTTTACTTCTTCGCCATTAGATTTTTTATATGTGATAACTTTCCTTAATCCACTATTTTATAAATGCTGTAGGATTTTCGCATCAATCTTTTCTTTTGGAGTACCATCTTTAAATGTTAAATCTCCATGATTTGTTTTTACTTTTATAACCATTATGCTGTTATTCTTCTTCTCGTCCAGGCTTCTTCAAGTTGCCACCAATCTGGTGTTCCTCGTCTTGTCCAGTTAGCAAAGGTAGCTTTGTCTTTGTGGTAGAAGTCTCTGTACGCTTGGACTGTATTATCTTGTCTGCACTCGTCTGGCATAGCCTGTACAAACTGGGTAAGTCCACGCCTTGGTATGGCGATGTTGGGTAGGTTTGCGATAACCTCATGCAACGACTTATGAGATTTGCCCGTATATCTGAATCCGTACTCTTTATTGAGTTCGTGTGCCAAATCGTAGAGCCACTCATAGTTGTCGAGACTTTCGCGTACCCATATACTACAAGGGTGATTGTACATAGTAGGCAAATAGGGATAAGGGCGAGGCTCATCTTGTTTGTGAACTCTAACCTTTTCCCATTCTTCTGTTGTAATTTTTCTCGGTACATCTCCTAAGTATTTGTTTATCCAATGAGCAGTGCACAATAACTGTGCTGATTCTAATATCATTTTGATAATATGTTTATCGCAATGGTATTGTGCACACTTCTCTTTGTCCTCATCAAGTATAAATATATTCATTTAATCCAGCACTTATAGTGAGAGCCTGTTTCAAACGGCTCATCACAAAATTCACACCATTCATTGTCCGTATAATCATTACGATTATACTTTGTTTTATCACGGTGAGCGCCACCTTTATTGAAACGCCTACCGAATTTTGCAACTGGATTTTTTCTTAATTTTTTCATAATATGTATATTATACACAAAGTTTCATCTGTTGTCAAGAACTATTTTTTAGCGTTTGTGTCATGCTCTTTAGCAGCTGAATTTACATATAGTCCAAACCATGCTGCTCCTGCTCCGACTAATATTGATATTAGCCCTGACTGTTCCATACTAGGTTCTGGTAGTTCCATAAACCACATAGCTGCATAGTAAACTAATACTATATAGACAGTTAAGAAGGCACGCGGCCAAATTCTCCATGCGTCTATTGTCCTTGCTAGGTGAACCCATTTAACCCATGGGTTAACAGTATCATTCGCTTTTAACTCCATTATCTCTTGTTTAAGGGCGTTATTTTCTTGTATCATTTCCATGAACTTGCTTAAATCAATCTCAACCTCATTTCTTGACATATCGCCACTAAATCTTTCATCTGCCATTGTATATCTCCTCTGGCTTCCAATCATACCATTCTTTTCTTATATAGGGCTTTCCATCGAACTCCCTAAAATGAAAACTAATTGATATTCTTGGACTTAGAGTATCTACTCTATGATATTTTTTTATTGGAATGTACAATAAATCTCCGTCATCTAACTCGAAACTTTCTTCTAAAGTACATTCATGTGGTTTGCATTGGTCTGCATATTCTCTATACATATACCATCTTATTTTTCCACTAACATGGAATAAGAAGTTATCTGTTGAATCTGCATGAATACCGAAGCATTTTGCATCTTTTTGATTACTACAATAGATGTTTGCTTGTCCTATTCCGTAATGCTTTTCAAATTCCCTACATTGATTCCACATAGTTTCATTTAGAAACTCACTCAATGTAAGTATAAAACTAGAGCCACCTTGCCATAGTTCTAGTAATTCTTCTCTTGTCTTTTTAGTAGGAGATTTTTTCTTACACCACTTTTCTCCGTTAGGTAATACTACCTGTAATTGTGGTGTTCTATCCCATACTCCATTTATTTTTATTTGGTTTAAATAGTTATCAAATTCTTTCCAACTAAAGTGGTTTTTAAATATGTTCTTTTTAGACTTGATAACAAAATGTTTCTTACCTTTGTATTCATCATAAAATCTTTCAAGTCCTATTGGAGCGATTAATTCTTCAAACTTCATGGGGGTTGTTTATATTTGATACTATTTTAGCATAGTCCCACCAAACTTCCATTAAATCTTGTCTCCAGTGGGTAGCTTTTAAATGAGTATTATATCTAGGGTGCCATGGTTGATAGCTTAATCCTGTTAGATGTAATTGCCAAATATTTTTTAATTCTACCTGTTCTTTATCCCAAAAGTCTCCCTTCTCATTTTTTGGTTTTATGTCTGGTCTTGCCCCATCAAATACATTCCATAAAGCATTAATAGGTTCTACCAAATCAATTGCTTTTTCTCTATAGGGAGCTCCTAGTTTTTTAACGAAATGCCACTTATAAGCGTCGCTATGTTTTATACTCCAATGTTGCATTTGTTCTATACTATCCATTAAAGGTTCTGCTTTTTCGCAATCAATCAACATTACACTATCACAATACCAACCTCTTTCTCGACCAGCTTTTTTTCCTGGTCAGCCATTGTCCATGTGTGCGTCCCACACCATTCCAAAAGGTTTTCCTTTTAAATCTACTCTGTATAAATCAGCAATATCTCTAAAGTTAATCATATCCACATCAGTATACAAGGCTCTTCCTTTAAAATTCATCATCTCTGGTATTGCATATCTTAAACAAGTAAACGGTGTTCCCCAATACTTCTTATTCCAGTTCGGAAACATACTTGGTTTTAAGAAAGTAATATCTAAATCAGCTTTAGTATTTTTATATAAGCTATAAAGATATATTTGTTCTGCAATAGTATCATTATCGTCAGAAGTTCCTATAAATAATTTAATCGTATCTGACATGAAGTAACCTCGTTTTGTTTTCTGTATGAACTCTAACCCACCATAAATTTCCTGTGTATAATCCATCTCCCTCATTTAATATATTTTGCTTTATATCATGTTTTTGATGATTAAAATTCCACGGCATATCTATTGAATGAACTAAAGGATTCCAATGTTTAGCAATTAAATAATCTGCTTTTCCTTCTAGCAAATAGTGTGCTTGTCTTTGTTTTTTCGGAAACATAAAAGATTTCTCATTATGTTCTGATATAGTTATTTTAGTAGGAGATTCTCCCTGTTCACTTGTTAATAACTTAACTAATTCTTTATAATTATCATAAAAAGGTGGATATGTACATAAATAATCTTCTATATCTCTTTTCTCATAAGTTCTGTATAATGGAATTGTATGTGCAAAAGGATAATCTGTATCTCTCATACTGAGATTTATTGAAAATAATTCTTTTGCTAAATTTTTATACTCATCTGGTACTTTTAATGTCATATTAATATGGTTTCCCATCTCCTCGAAAAAATCCTACTATGATATCCCTTTTCCCTCTTTTCAGTGGTTTGGATTCATGTTCGTGTATGCTAGTGAATAAAGTTAGACTTCCCTTCTTTTTTAATGTGGGGAAACTATGTCTAAAATTTTCTCTAACTTCCATAAAATCGGGTAGAAAATTACTGTCCATAAATGCGTCAGGGACAGTATATGATTCTACTATCTCCAGCTCTCCTCCGTCATATTCACTTGGGTCGCTGAGTTGTATACTTATACTTATTTTTCTGGCACTAGAGCCATAATAAATTTCTTTTAGACTAGGTCTGAAATCTCTATGAGGTCTGAAAAACATTCCCGGTTCGTCATACCTTACCATATTTATTTCATGTCTGTGTCTTTCTGTATATAAGTGAAATTTATAAGTTTTATCATTGTATAGATTTACTGCTTTCAATAATCTATCATAGAAAGGGAACTCTACTCCACTTCTTTTTTTACACTTTCTTATTTTAGAGTTATAACCTGACCATCTAGTTGCTGCAAGTTTCCATTGTCTATCTTCATTTGCTTCGTATAATAACTCTATTTCATCTTCTGATAAAAAGTCAGGTATATGTGCTACTATATCGTGGTCTTTATACTTGCTAACTTGCAACTTCATTTACTATTACTCCGTCTTGTAAGACTAATTGTAAGGCGTGTGCCCATTTTACATCTTCTACTAATAAACAGTCAATAGTATCGATTCCTAACTCTCTACATATTTCTAGCCGTTGATTGCCATTATATGCTAATAGTTCTCGATATTTGTTGAATTTTGTGGTATTTTTTACTTGCCGAACGGCTTCTAGATAGTTTCCATACTTATTAGGCATAACTATTATTGGGTGGATTAAGCCATTTTCTTTAATATTGGCTCTTAATTCTTTGTATTGTTTAGTCCCTCTCCTAACCGTCACATGACTACTAATCATATTGGTTAAAATTTGCATTGGAGCGACAGTATAATCAAGTATTCCCTTCTCAGTCATGAGATAACAGGTTTTAGGTTCTCTATCCTTTGCGTTTAAGTGTATCAACTTCCTCCTCTAATTCGGCGATTCTTTTTACTAAATCTTTATAACCATCAAATTCACATAGTCCGATTGCTGGGTGACTGTCTTGTTCTAGTTTTCTAACTTTATCTTCCAAATACTCACACCAATCTTCTAACTCCATAAATCTCGCATGAATAGAAGGGTGTTTGTCTAGCCAGTCAGAATCCCGTTGCATACTGTTCCTTTGCAACAATTTTGTAACTATACTAAACACTATTGATTAGACTTATCATCTTCTCCCATTCTTTTGTATATGCTGTTGGTATAGATAGGTCAAAGACTACTCTAGGCTTACCAGCTCTATTTCTATCTGATAACCATTCATCTCCTTCCATTGTTCCTACTAATACTGTCCAATTACTATTGTAGACAGAGTGTTGGTCTGGTACTTTTTTGTAAACTTTATCAGCTACATATCTAGTATGACCTTCTCCACTATTGTGTATAAATCTTATAAACTTGCGTGGTTTATTTTTATTGTTGTGCCATGAAGTCCAACCCCAATAAGGCACTTGTGCTTCGTAGGAATCCCAATACCATTGTTGACTATCAGTATATCTTTTTACTGAAGTTAAGAAAGCGTCTCTTGAATACTTAATCTCTCCTGTTACACTCCTATTAGAGTAGTCAACAGAGTTAGTTTCATCATAAACGCCATCATTTACTTTTATTTTTGCTCTTAACTTAGCTAAAGTAACATCTGGTAATGGTGCCTGATTATAAGTAGCAGGAACTTTATATACTGCTTCTGCCATTTTATCTAATCTTTTTATTATTTCTAAATTTCTTATTTTAAGTCCTTTAATCATTACTTTCTTTTTTAGGTGGCATAGTTACTGTTCTGTAATATACAACTACCTCTTTGAGTTCAACAATATACCTTTTTAATTCTTGCATATTGTATGCCATTAACTCATAGTCTGGGACACTCATAGCAAAAAATACTACTTGTCCTTGTTCTTTTTCTACTCTTGCTAGAAATTCATCTATGTTTTTATCACTAACTACAAACCAATAAGGTTCTTTCAAGTCGATTTCTCTAGGCATAATAGGTTGTGCTATTTGTCTATCTATCGGTTTAGCACTTATTTCTATCTGTTTAGTTGGTATCAGGCTGCAACTCGACAACATTATCGTCAAGCTGGTCAATCCCAACAGAAATTTCTTCGATTCCATCGAATACCTCCTTAGTTGCTTTGTTAGCTCTTGGTTCAATTAAACCAGGCTTTGCAGCCGCTAACTTGGTTAAATTGTGTCTTTTAAATATATCAAGATAGCGATTCATTTCTTTCTGCGCTTCTTGACTCTTTTTCTGCAACTGTCCTAATTGTTCAGTTTGCAGAGTAAAATCGTTTTGCAATGTTTGTATTGCTTCTTCTTGTGTTGCTACTGCTGTTTCCAGCGCTGCGTTGTTTGCTGTTAATACTTGATTTTCATTCCATAAATAGTAGCATAGAAATGATACTATTAACAACACGCCAATTAAAAACTGATTCATAATTGTTCAATCCTATAATTCAATCCGTCTGCTCCACGAATTTCCACAAGTTCTCCTTCTTCTGTTGTAAAAGATAGGAACTTGTCTTGTTTTTTATGAAACTTCTTAACTATATATGTTTGGTCGTCTTGGTCTCCCCAAGTTTGGTTATAACTGACTGTTAATTTATAATAAGTTATAAACAAACTTTTGAACCATAGCCAAAAGTTTTTTAGTTTTTCTTTAAACTTATCCATTTATTAAGTTAAGAATATCTCTTGGAGTTTTAGCTTCAGTTACATCTTCGTCTTTTAACTCCACATTATGTGTTGATTCTAATTCTATAATCCAATCAACTACATCTAGCGAATCCCAACCTAATTCTTGAAAGGTTTTTGTTTCATCTTCTTGGTCAATTTCGAACTTACTGTGTTCAGACATTATACCATTCCTTTTCTTCAAAGAGTAGAGCTTCCGCTTCTCTTCGCCTTATCAACCCATCTAACACCTGTCCACCAGCCTTGTTCCACCTTTTGATTTGGGCTGGCACTCCTGCGTAATCGCCTGAGTTTAGGACTTTCAACATTGTTGATGAGGTGAGGTTTCCATTACCTAGATTGAATACCCATGATACTAGGGCGTCGAACTGATTTTGAGATAGTGGAACAGTAACAGCTGCGTTTACATAGTTTTCATACTCCTCTAACTCTACCTCGAGCACATGGTCTGCATGGTCTTCACTCCATTCATCTCCAGGCTGCACATCTTTGATATGCCCATAACCTATTGTCCAAACACCTGCTGGACACTTGTATGCCTTTAACATAAGTCCTTCGAACTTTTTAATTAAAGACTTTCCTTCTTCACTTATTTTCATAATTTTTTTCCTATTAAGTTGTAGGGCTACGATTCCGCGTAGTACGCGACACATAGCCCCACGAAACATCTCGATAGCCTTTTAAACAAGCGGCGCAACTGCAATAGTTGTCGTAATGAAAAGTGCAACTAGAACGCACACCTCCATTATTGTTGTGAACCTAGATTCTAGGTTTCTATCTTGTTTCTCAATGCCATCTCGAACTATATCTAAAAATCTCATTTTAGCTAATCTCCAATTTTCTCCTTGAAGCATCTGGAGTTCGAGATAAGTCTATCGTTAACATTCCTGCTTGTAGATTTACATTGTCTACTTGTAAGTCTGAGTTAAGAATAAATCTCCTCTCAAAGTTTTTTAAACTCAAACCCTGATGAACAAATTTATATCCATCTTCTAGTTTTTGTTTCTTTATCCCTTTTATGTGAAGTTCTTTCCTGTCGGCAATCACTTCTAATTCTGATTTATCCCAGCCCGGCACAGCGATTTCTATACTAAAACCGTTGTCACTTTCGATTAAGTTATATCTAGGATAACTACTCTCCGTATAAGTCGGCATAAAGTCGTTATCTAATCCAAGCCAAAATTTAGTTAAGTCAATACTCATAATTTCTTTCCTCCAAATAATCTTTCCAGTATTACTTTCCCTACCCTTGCGGTGTAGAGCCTTATGAAAGTAGTTAATTCTACTTTCAAATAAATTATATCAAAATTTAACCTTTTTGTCAAGAACTATTTTTCACTATCGAACTCTATATAGCCTTCCTGCTCTAAATAGTCTATCGTGCCTCGTATTCCGTTGTGTCTACCTTCAGTCCAACAAAACCCACAGGCTAAGACCGTAATTAATATGTATATTAAATCCATTTCCGTCATTTTTATTCCTTATTCTATTTTCTGGAGCGGAATATCAGAATCGAACTGATATCTACTGGTTGGAAGCCAGTCATAATCGCCTTTATACTAATTCCGCTTTGGTACTCCGTAGGAGAGTCGAACTCCTGTTGTCGAGATGAAAACCCGATGTCCTAACCACTAGACGAACGGAGCGTGGCGGTCTGTAAGGGAATCGAACCCTTCTCTCTGCCGTGACAGGGCAGTATACTTACCGATATACTAACAGACCAAAAACTGGTGGAGCTGACTGGAGTCGAACCAGCGACCTCCTGCGTGCAAAGCAGATGCTCTCCCAACTGAGCTACAGCCCCCTATTATTATTCAATAGAATATTATAACCGATTTTTTACCTTAAGTCAAGAGAAATGTACAACCTAACTAAAAATAGTTCTTGACATCATTCGAAAATTTAGATATAATATACTTATGAAAACTTGGACAGACGAAGATAAAACATTTCTCAAAGAGCATTATAATGTAATGCCAACGGAAGATATTATGAAATATCTGGACAGGAGTAAGTCTCAAATCTACTCACAGGTATCATATTTAAGAAAACGAGGTTGGACTTTTCATACTCGGAGAGACATTTCTGTCGGACTACCTACTTGGGATAACAGCTAGTATATGCCATCAGTAGAATGTAAAAATATGTCCTTCGAAAAAGCACTACGCATTTTTAAGAAAAAGGTTGAAAGAGCAGGTATCAAAGAAGAAGTGCGAGAGCGTCAACACTATACTAAACCAAACAGAAAAAGGTATGAACAGAAAAAATCTGCGCAACGCAGACGAGCAATCGACAAATTAAAGGAAGAACAACGCACTAGAGAGAAGAAAAGAATGTTGAGAGCAATGCCTAGCTTCAAAGATAGACGCAACGAAACATAAACTTCCTCACAAATTGTTTATGGACATACCAATATATAAATTATTTTCATCATAAATGAACTTACAACTATCCTTCCCACCATTACCTAAGAAAAACAGTTCTTGCTTTCTGGTGAAAGTTGTGATATAATATTATCATAAATTAGATATACAGCAAATACAAACTACTAATTGCACTTTCCTTTCCTAAGCTGATGTTGAGAGCCGAATGAAGCGAAGCGGGAATGAGGCGAACATCTAATCTAGGAAAAATTAAAGTGCTGATTGTATAATCTAATCAACAAGATAAAGTCAAGCAATTCTGCTACTTCAATGACTTTAAAAATTCACATTAATCACTAATTACTAAAAATTCGTCTAAAGATGCCACAACTTGCGCCAATCCAAAATTTTTTAACCAATAAAAAAGGGACATTAAAGCCCCTAATTTATAATGATTTCTCCTAGTTTATTCAAATTCCATCGAATATACTACCACTAGATAAAGGTATGTTAGGGTCTTGTAGCATTCTTACTCTTTGAACTGGTACTGTTTCCCTATGACCATCAGCGAATTTCAATCTAGCCTGCATACCCGTTGGGCTTTCGATAAGTCCTAACACTTCAGCATACAGTCCATGTTTTTCCACTAGTTTATCATCTTTTGACAACTTACATATCCTTTTCTTAACCATTTTTAGCCTCCAGATAAGTTTGTAGAGCTTTTAAAGCCGTTTTTGGACTCTTTTCTAACCCTGATAACTCATCAACCCCGCAGGGACTTAGTAACTCAGCTATACTTATTACTAATTGAGCTTTTGTTACTGGTTTTTCACCAGTTTTGGTGACATATTCAGTCTTTTTATATACTCCTTCCCTACTTAACTTACCAATAATCGATTTTATACTCTTATTGAGTTCCTCTGCTAGACTTTCTACTGTTTCTCTGGTGGGACTTTCTTGGTATCTAGCGACCATAATACCCACTTGTTCTTCTGTATAATTTACTGCCATAGCAAATTCTCCCATTCTTTTATCATTTGTTTAACTTTGTAGGTAGAAATACCCCATTCTTCTGCAGCTACTTCTATAGCTTCAGCTTGTCCGTATTTACTTTCCCACTCCCAAAATTGAGATTCCTTCTCCATTAGTTTAGCTTCAAACCTATTAGTCATGACTTCTCCTCATATCAGCCCAGACTCTTTTCATTTCATCTTTGATTTGCCATTTCTTTTTCTTCTGACCAATCCAGACTACAGTATCGTCTTCTAACTGCCTTCTAATCCTTCCATCATTATACTCTATGTCCATTACTCTACCTTCAGGCTCTCTATCATCATACCAAACTCTAGTGTCATTAGTATTAAAACAATGTATTTGTTTAACTCCGTCTACATATTCTTCATATGCAATTTCCATCTTTCGTTTTTCTACTGCGTCACTATATTCGGTCATATTAGTTCACCCCACATAATGTCTAGTTGGTTTTCTACTTCATACTCTAAGAGTTCTTGGTAAGAATGTCCTTCATCATCATCATGAGTATCCCACCAATCAAAATCTTCCTCAGTAGCATCGAATCCATACTTCTCTTTTAGTATATCTAGGATTTCGTCCCATTCCATTTCGTCATTGGACTCTATAGGCATACCTTCTTCAAAAGTAAACTTACTTACACCTATAAAATTATAAAATTCATCAGTATAGTTATGTCTAATTACCACTGCATCGTCTGCTTTTCCTAACCATTCAACTAACTTATTAGTAAATGGTGTTACTGGACTCCATGCTGAGCATATATTTATAAAACCCTCGTCTATATACTCAATATTAGCCCACTTTGCCCCTACATTATCAATTCCCCAGCTATACCAATTATCTTCTTCATAATCAGTGTAGAAAGGAAACTCATGACAACTCTCTAATTTTAATAGAGGCTTCCATAAAGTCGTCACTTTTTTACTCTCTGCTTGTTCTTCAATAGAGATAAGATTGTCTACATGATTAGCCATTGAATACCCCCATAAAAATTAAAGCGAGTAATCCAAACCCTGTAGCTAAAAGCACAAAGTCTAGTTCATCGTCACGGCGATAAGGTTCAAATATTGCTTTAAATATCTCCTTCATCTCTTTTCTCACTCCTCGCAACCTCAAAACCATTAGGGT